GGCCGGATCAACCAGGAGCAGCTTGAACTTCAACACCGCCGTCGGATGGCGGTCCAGCCCCGCGAGACACAGGAGGTCCCTGCATGATCACCTGCGATGCCTGTGGCCGGGACTTCCGCTCGCACCGGAGCGAGAAGACGTGCTCATGGTGCGGCTACGACAACGGACCGGGCGAACTGCCGCGGACGGAGAAGTCCATGCAGCGGATTGAGCGGCGGCGCGACCGCCAGGAGCGGCGCCAGGAGGACGAGTTCGACGACCGTGAGTGATAGACCGCGCAGGTGCGCCTCGGGATGGCGTGCCGCCTCTGGCCAGGGCGGCCAGACTCCCCGGGCCCAGGGCGCCCTGTGCGACCAGCCCCAAGAACCCTGACACGAAAGGACCGGACGTATGGGCTTACTGACCACCATCACCAAGGGCCGGCGGCCGTTGCCGCCACGGCTGATGCTCTATGGCATCGAGGGCATCGGCAAGAGCACGTTCGGTGCCCGGGCCCCCGATCCCATCTTTGTGCCGACCGAGGATGGACTCGGCGAGATTGACTGCCACCAGTTCCCCCTGGCCAAGTCGTTCGGGGAGGTGGACGAGGCCCTGATGGACCTCGTCCGCGAGCCGCACGAGTACCAGACGGTGGTCATCGACTCGCTCGACTGGCTGGAACGGCTGATCTGGGACGAGGTTAACGCCGAGTACGGCGTCAAGTCCATCGAGAAGGTCGATGGCGGATACGCCAAGGGGTATACCCACGCCCTGACGCAGTGGCGCCAGTTCCTCACCCGCCTGGACTCGCTTCGCCTCGGCCGAGGCATGGTCGTGATACTGATCGCCCACGCCAAGGTCGAGAAGTTCGAGGATCCCGAGTCGGCCGCCTACGACCGCTACTCACCCCGCCTTCACAAGCATGCCTCGGCTCTGGTGACCGAATGGGCCGATGCGGTCCTCTTTGCCACTCGCCGGTTCCGGACCGAGACCGAAGAGGGGGGCTTCAACCGCAACCGCACCATCGCCACCCCGCTGGGCAAGGACGGCGGAGAGCGTATCCTCCGCACCATCGGCGGCCCGGCGTGCATCGCCAAGAACCGGTACGGACTGCCGGCCGAACTGCCGCTGTCCTGGGACGCCCTGGTGGCCGCGATGACCGCGGCCGCCGCACCTCTAACCGAAGGAGCAACTGCCAATGGCTAACCTGAACAACTTCAACGCCGCCGAAGTCGAGCCAGCCTCATTCGACCCGCTCCCCGCCGGCAAGTACCTGGCCTGTGTCACCGAGTCGGAGATGAAGGCCACCAAGAGCGGCGCCGGCCAGTTCCTGAACCTGACGTTCGAGGTGCTGGACGGCGAGCACAAGGGCCGCAAGGTCTGGGCCCGGCTGAACCTGAAGAATCCGAATCCCCAGGCCGAACAGATCGCCCGCGGCCAACTGTCGGCCCTCTGCCGTGCGGTGGGCGTGATGACGCCGCGCGACTCGGTCGAGCTTCACAACCTGCCGCTCCTGGTGACCGTGAAAGTCAAGAAGCGCGACGACACGGGCGACCTCCAGAATGAGATCAGCGGCTTCTCGAAGAAGGACGGGACGCCGACGGCCCCGGCCGCGCCGGCTTCGGCCGCCTCCAGCGCACCGCCGTGGAAACGGTAAGGGGCCAGGCGTGCTGGAACTGGAACTCCCTTATCCGCCGTCGGTCAACCACTACTTTCGCATGGTGGGCCGGCGGGTGCTGATCAGCCGCGAGGGTCGGGCGTTTCGCACGCACGTCTGCTCGACCCTCGCGGCCCTGGGGGTGCGGCCGCTGGAGGGGCCGCTGGCCGTCGAGGTCGAAGTGTACCCGCCGGATAACCGGCGGCGCGACATCGACAACACGATGAAGGCCCTGCTCGATGCGCTCCAGCACGGCGGGGCATACCGCGACGACAGCCAGATTGTGCGCCTGGTCATCGAGAAGTGCGCCCCGGTCGAGGGCGGCAGGACGCTGGTCCGTATCGGGCACTCCGTAAGGAACAAGCCATGCTTCTGAAACTCGATCAGATCCGCCTCGACGGCGGCACGCAGCCGCGGGCGGTTCTCAGCCAGGACGTCATCAACGAGTACGCCGACCTGATGCGCTCCGGCGTTCTGTTCCCACCAGTGACGGTGTTCTTCGACGGCAGCGACTACTGGCTGGCTGATGGCTTCCACCGCATCGGGGCGGCACGGCAGATCTCTTCGTCCGGCAACATCGAGGTGGAGGTCCACCAGGGCACACGCCGCGATGCCGTGTTGTGCTCCGTGGGCGCAAACGCAGCCCACGGCCTGCCGCGAACTAACGAAGACAAACGCCGGGCGGTCCTCGCACTCCTGAACGATACCGAGTGGGGCAGCTGGCCCGTGCCGAAAGTGGCTGAAGCCTGCCATGTCAGCGAAAGGTATGTGTTTAAGCTGAAGCAAGAGCACCCGCATCTACTGCACAATGCAGTAGATAGCAAGACCGTGACCCGTGGCGGCACCACCTATCGGCAGAACACGGCCAAAATAGGCAAAAGTCCTGGCGCCAAGCGCCGCCGCAAGTGCGGCGGCGTTTCGCCGAAGGCCGCCCCGCCGGTCCGGGGCCACAGCAAGCCCGCCCCCAAGACTGCGCTGGAATTACCACACGATCCTGAGTGGGCCGCGCGGACGCTCATCAGCGTCTTCGACCGGCCGTTCCTCGAATCCCTGGTTGCCGCAATCACCCGACACCTTCAAGGAGAGAACACATGACTCTGTCGCCAGAGACCGTCGCCGCACCCGCCGTCACCCGCATGTGCGTGACGCCCGCGATGGCCGCAAACTGGCTGGAACACGCCAACAACCACAACCGTAACGTCTCGGACCAGGTCGTCCGTCGTTACGCCCGCGACATGAAGGCCGGGCACTGGCGCCTCACACACCAGGGCATCGCCTTCGACCCGGCGGGCGTGCTGATCGATGGCCAGCACCGTCTCTGGGCCGTCGTCGAGTCCGACACGCCGGTGGAGATGCACGTCTGGTTCAACGTCTCCAAGGAATCGCTGATGGCAATCGATAGTGGACGGGGCCGCAGCCTCGTGGACAACCTGCGCCTGGGCGGGGGCGTCGGTGCCGTCGGCCCCGATGTCATGGCGACCCTCAGGGCCATCTTGGGCCACGGGGTATCGGTTGCCCTGACGGCCGACGAGGCGAAGACCGCCCTGGAGCGCCACCGGGATGCCCTTGAATTCGCCCTGAAGCACGTGCCGAAGAATGGCGTTCGCGGCGTGGTCACCGCCGATGTCCGCGCGGTGGTTGCCCGGGCATGGTATTCGGCGGACCTGGCACGGCTCCAGCGATTCTGCGAGGTGCTGAAGACCAGCATCGGCAGCGACGAGGCCGACCGCACGGTCATCCTTCTGCGGAACTACCTCTTGGGCCGGGTCGGAAACGACTACGCCACGCGCCTGGAACGGTACGGCAAGACCGAGCGGGCCCTGCTGGCGTTCCTTCGGGGCGAACCGCCGCTGGTCCGGCTCTACGCCGCCACCAGCGAACTCTTCCTGTTGCCGGGGGAGTGCTGAGCGTGGAGTTGAGACCTTACCAGCGCGAGGCCGTGGACGCTGTCTACTGCCACCTGCGGGATCACGACGATAACCGTGATTCCGACGGGTGGTGGCAAGACCCCCGTCATGGCCACCATCTGCCGCGATGCCGTGAATCTGTGGAACGGCCGCGTCCTGGTGCTGGCTCATGTCAAGGAACTGCTCGAGCAGACAGCGGGCACGCTCTCGCGTCTCGCGCCGGACCTGCCGATGGGCATCTACTCGGCCGGCCTTCGGCGTCGCGACCTCGGCTACGCCGTTACCGTGGCCGGCATTCAATCGGTCTGGCGGCGGGCCTGCGACCTCGATGCGGTAGACCTCATTCTTATCGACGAATCGCACATGATTCCGCCCGAGGGGGACGGGATGTATCGGCAGTTCCTGGCCGACGCCAAGGTCGTCAATCCCCACATGCGGACCATCGGCTTCACCGCGACGCCGTACCGGATGTCGAGCGGCCCCATCTGTCGGCCCGGCCATTTTCTGAACACGGTCTGCTACGAGATTGGCGTGAGGGAACTCATTGTTCAGGGCTACCTGTGCCCCTTGAAGACGAAGGCCGGGAGCGAGAAAGGCGACTGGTCCAGCCTGCACGTGCGCGGCGGCGAGTACGTCGCTGGCGAGGTCGAGGCGATGATGGACACCGACCGCCTGGTCCGCAGCGCCTGCGCCGAGATCATCGAGCACACCAAGGGCCGCAAGGCGTGCCTCGTCTTTGCCAGCGGCATCCGGCACGGCCTGCACGTCCAGCGCATCCTCCAGGAAGACCACGGCGTTCGGTGCGGCTTTATCTCCGGCGACACGCCGACGGCGGAGCGCGACGCCACTATCCGCGAGTTCCGCGAGGGGCGCCTGCCGTACCTGGCGAACGTCAACGTCCTGACGATGGGCTTCGACGCGCCGAACGTCGACGGCATCGCCATGCTGCGGCCGACGCTCTCGCCAGGCCTCTATTACCAGATGGTCGGGAGGGGGTTTCGCACGCATCCCGGCAAGGCCGACTGCCTGGTCCTCGACTTTGGCGGGAACGTCCTGAGGCACGGTCCCGTGGATGCTATCAGGATCAGCGAGCCTGGCAGCGGCGACGGCGAGGCCCCGGCCAAGGAGTGCCCCGACTGCCACGCAGTCATCGCGGCGGGGTATGCCGTATGCCCCGAGTGCGGCCATGAATTCCCCGAGCCTGAGCGCCGGCAGCACGAGGCCAAGGCGTCGAGCGCCGCCATTTTGTCCCAGCAGGCCATCACCAACGAGTATCCCGTCCACGAGGTCTCGTACGGCGTCCACACGAAACGCGACTCGCCGCCGGATGCGCCGAAGACAATGCGCGTCCAGTACCGCATCGGGTGGAACATCTGGCGGAGTGAATGGGTCTGCTTCGAGCACACCGGCTGGGCCCGCGCGAAGGCCGAGTCTTGGTGGCGCCGGCGCACCGATAAGCCGCCGCCTGCCTCGGCCGCCGAGGCCGTTGACGTCGCCAACGCGGGGGACTTGGCCGAACCCGTGGCCATCACCATCAGATGCGTCGCCGGCGAGAAGTACGACCAGATTGTCGGTTACCGCTTTGCAGACGAGCCGCCGCCGGATGCCGCGTTTGCGCCGGGGGCCGCAACCGACTTCGACCTGGACGACACGGCCGTTCCGTTCTGAAAGGACGCCAGATGAATCCCAGCGACGTGCAATCCGCTATCGAGCAGGTCTGCGACGAGGTCAAGCGCACTCTGCTTGAGAAGAACCGCTCCTACGGCAACTCGGCGCTCGCGCCCCTGCGGATCTTCTCGCGGGCCGACCCGCGGGAACAGCTGAACGTCCGTATCGACGACAAGCTCTCGCGCATCGCCCGCGGCCGGGAATTCGCCGGCGACGACACCGAACTGGATCTCATCGGATACCTGGTCCTCAAACGCGTGGCGCGTGTCTTGGCAAAACCGGCCGACTTGCCGCTGGCGCGTATCGGCCAGGGGGACGGCCAGCGGGACATTCGGACCTGAATGAGAGAGATTGATGGCCGACCGGCCTGACCATCTCGCAAAGACGGCTGCCGCCTATTTAGCAGCCGGCCTGAGTGTGCTTCCCGCCCGCCGCGACGGCGACGAGAAGCGCGTCGCGTTTCGGTCCTGGAAGCCCTATCAGAACCGTCTGCCCACGCCGGACGAGGTGCAGGCATGGTTCAGCAATGCCCACCAGGCGCTCTGCCTGGTCTGCGGCGGCGTCTCTGGGAACCTCGAGATGCTGGACTTCGACCTCGGCGCAGAGGCGTTCGGGCCGTGGTGCCAGCAAATTCGCGAGGCTGCCCCTGGTCTTCTGAAACGGCTGGTTATCGAGACGACCCCCTCTGGCGGCCGCCACGTCGTTTACCGCGCCCAGGCTGCCGTCTGCGGCAACCTGAAACTCGCCCAGCGCAAACTGCCGGCGGCCAGCAACGACCCGATCGTCGTCTGCGGCAAGACCTACGTGCCGCGGAAAGACGCCGGCGGCCACTGGCACGTCGCGCTGACGCTGATCGAGACCCGTGGCGAGGGTGGCCTATTCCTCTACGCCCCGTCCGAAGGATATGCGCTGGTCCAGGGTGACCTCACCAGTCTGCCAGTTGTCACGGCCGAAGAACGCGAGACGCTTCTCGCGGCCGCATGGGCGATGAACGAGGTCGTGCCGGTGCTGGAACCCGTCCCCCGCGTCACGGATGCCGGCACCAGGCCCGGCGACGATTACAGCGCCCGCGGTGACGTTCGCGTCATTCTCCAAAAGCACGGCTGGACGCTGGCGAAGCCTGGCGAGAACGAGTACTGGCGCCGGCCGGGGAAGACGGCGGGCACGTCGGCCACGCTCAAAAACCGCGTGTTCTACGTCTTCTCCTCG